CTTGGTGAGTTAGGGAAGACCGGTCAAAAGCTTAATAGCTTTGACCTGTCGGCAGCAACTGACAGACTACCAGTGAAAATCCAGGCTGTGCTTTTGAGTTCCCTTTTAGGGGCTCATTTGGCGCATCTTTGGATGATTCTTCTCGTATCTCGGGATTATGCCCTTCCCGAAAGAGCTTGTGAAAGCTCGGGAACGGATAGGGTATACTATTCAGTCGGACAACCAATGGGGGCCTTGACTTCCTGGGCCATGTTAGCCTTGACGCACCACTGTATTGTACAGTGGGCGGCTCACAGGGCAAAGGTGATTAAGCCCGGGGAGTGGTTCTCGGATTATGCCGTCCTGGGGGATGACATAGTCCTAGCAAACGAAAGGGTCTCGCGTGAGTGTCTCCTAATCTTGGAAGAGTTAGGAGTTACGGTAGGCTTAGCTAAATCGCTAGAGTCTACACGCGGAGCCTTGGAGTTTGCTAAGCGGTTCATAGTGGGAAACGTAAATCTGTCTCCTATTCCTATTGTAGAAATAGTGGCAGCTATGCGTAACCTATCCGCCTCAATTGAATTGGCCCGTAAGTATAAACTTACGGTCACTCAATTGGGTGGTATCCTCGGCTTTGGTTACAAAGTCCTAGGATCTATGAACGGAGCGACCCGTTGCTTGGGAAAAAGAGCAAGAACGTTAGTTCTCGCCTACTTGGCCCCAAGACCAGGGTTCGGTGACCTCCTTAGCTTCTTATCTTACACAGGTGAGAAGCCTAGAGAGATCCAATCGTCTCAGGTTCAATCGTATAGAGATGCTTTCGCATCCCGTACTCTTAAACGCTTAGACGCATTGGCACCACGACTAGATGATATCAAACGTCTAGTCACGGTCGACCGAACTCGGGCTCACTACGGAACTATCCAGTTCCCTCTTGATTCTGTGGAGATATTCCTTCGGCAGTTTATTACTATTAATCAACCTCCAAAAGGAAAGAAAGGTCCAAGAACATATCTATCAAATTACTTTTTTAGATGTGAGCTTGGGCCTATCTGCAGTTCCATTGATGAATGTATCGCAGAAATGCGAACACACATTAATGATCAAGAGCGGCGTTTCATACACTCACTTTTTGAGTATGTGTATAGAGAGCCGTACCTGGACGTCCTTAGTGACATCGCTAAACTCAGAACCACTCTTGAAGATACCAAGGAGTTCTCCATAGAGGAGATGCAGAATACATTACTAACCTTAGATTCTATTGAATCTGATCTTAGTTCTATAGCTCTGTTCCCTCGAACTTCTCAACGATTATCGGATGCGCCATCTTTCTCGATGGCCCCAAATCGTTTTGTGAAGATGTGGAATTCCTTTGTATCTTAAACAGATGGAAACCAATCATAGGTTGGTTATTATGTCCTATTGTAGCAGTATCCTC